GTCTAAGTTGTTGTTTTAATTAAGTTTTTTGTACTCCCAAAATTATTACATTTAGGGAACGCATAAAATTGTTGTGTAACCGTGGGGCGAAGCGTATGGTGCCATGTACACAATTTCCATGCTTTTCGATGCACTTCGCCCAACGGTACCGCGCCGAACATCGTGCCTTATGGGATTCATTGCGAAAAACCGTTCGCGCAGGTGTGGTCCTCGAGACCGGCCTCGCAATGAAAAAAATGATCTTCGTTATGGACCCTCAATGAAGGCACATAACGAAGACCGCCCGTCCATGGGCGGCCGCTTACTTAGCGGCTTCCTCGACCTGGGCTTCTTCGGCCTTAGGTGGCTCGATCTTGAAGGACTCAGGCTTCACGTGGGTGAAGGTGTAATTTCCACGTACGCTGTACACCTGGCCATGGCTCAGGCCTAGGAGCTTCGCGATGTCCTTGACCTTGGTAGCCTTGAGGTCGCCGTACATGATGCGCCATGCGTCCCAGTCCTCCATCTTGCGCTGGGATGCAGGGCCGTAATTCCGCACCCCTGTCCCTGGTGCAGGTGCCTTAGGCGCTTCGTCCATGCGGGCCTCGAGTGTAGCCATGCGGACTAGGAGTTCGTTGATTTTTTCCACGCAGTCGGCCACCTTGGCGCCTTTCGTGAGGCAGCCGAGTACGGAGGCGGTGTCGTGTGCGATGCTTGCGGGGGTGTCGTTGGTGCTCATGGGTAAATCCTCTTGGGTTATGCGACAACAACATGTCGTCGTTGAAGCAATCATCTCACAACAAATTGTGTTTGTAAAATTAATTTTTCGTAATGTTTCGAGAATGATAATCATTATCATTTAGCCATTATGATTACCATAACGGCATATGATTGTACACAAAAGAAACATTACGATTTTGTAACAATGCGTTGGAGACGCGAAGTGGCGAGGCACGATGCAATGTATGGGCCCCGAGTCGTGCGCTCCATAAACGCACGGAGCGCATCGTGGCGAAGTACATAGTTTTGAACATTAAATCTTCGTAATGTTACGATCGATAATGATAGTGATAATGATAATGATTATCATTCACCGCCGCAGCGAAGTCCTTAGGGCGACGCAGGGGGCCCTTCGCGCTTGACAGAGTCAGCACTGTTGGGCGTACAACTCGGGTCACTTTTCAAATCACTCCCACGTTCAAGCATCGGGCAAAGGTGGTGTGCCTGGTCAGGTGTGCAAAGTTCCATGTACCCTCTCCTACGCGCGCGGGCGCACGATATAAATAGAACCTGGCCCCAAATCCAAGGCCCTACATAGTTACTAAGATCTTTGTACAAAGTTACAACCTATAGTGTACTTTGCGATGTCTATGCAGTATAATGTAGTTATGAAGGTGAAACTTTATTTAAGGTTTTCGTGATGTCAAGAATTCTCAACATGCTTCAAGAAGTCGAGCCGGGTTACCACCCTCTCGTTTCTATTTTGAAGATAGCTAGGTCTCCTGAAGCTAGGGAGGATTTGCGTCTTCAGATGGACTGTCACTCGAAGATCGCCAAATATGTGGAAGCTGAGCGTCGCAGTATCGACGTTAAGACCGAAGACGGTGCTGAATTGGTCAAACTCAATATTAAGATTGATTGACCATGGGAAAAGAAGTTACGTACGTCGCCTCAAAGACTATGAAGGAATTCCATAAGTCGAGGGCATTTGTAAGGGGCTTGATGGGTCCCATCGGATCAGGAAAATCCGTAGCGTGCGTAATGGAGATGATAAGAATTAGTAAGAACCAGGCACCGCATGTAGACGGTGTCAGGTATACCAGATGGGTAGTGGTACGGAACACTTATCGAGAGTTGCTCGATACGACGATGGAAACCTTCTTTGATTGGATTCCAAAGTCCCTCGGCCACTACAGTGCACTCAATAGTAAGTTTGTGATGCACACGATGCTTGAAGATGGGACGATAATGCACGCAGAATTCTTGTTTCGTGCGCTTGATCGTCCAGATGATGTGAAGAAGTTACTGTCGCTTGAGATGACTGGCATGTGGATAAACGAAGCCAGAGAGATTCCTAAAGCGATCGTAGATATGGGTATAGGCCGTTTGGGTCGGTACCCATCGAAGCGAATGGGTGGCCCTACTTGGCATGGGTTGATAATGGATACCAACCCTCCGGATAGCGATCACTGGTGGCATGTGTTATTTGAAGAAGCGTTGCCTCATAATCACGAGATTTTTAGGCAACCATCGGGTACTTCACCCGAGGCAGAAAATATCGATAACCTGCCAGAAGGGTACTACCAGAATATGCAACAGGGCAAAGATAGAGAGTGGATAAACGTTTACGTGCATGGTAAATACGGTTTTGTACAAGATGGTAAGCCTGTTTATCCGGAGTATAAGGATGACGTGCATGCCACATCCGAAGAAATTGTGTGGGATCGTACGGACACTCTTTATATTGGTATCGATTTTGGTCTGACCCCAGCGGCAGTATTCGGTACAAGGAACAAAGCAGGACGTTGGCTGATACTGGACGAGTTGGTGTGCGAAGATATGGGTGCCATACGATTTGGCCAAGAGTTGCACAGAAAAATTCTCCACGAGTACAGCGACTGCAAGATAGAGATTTACGGTGACCCATCTGGTGACCAGAGAGCTCAGACTGATGAGACTACTCCGTTCCAGATACTAGCAGCTCAGGGCATTACCGCATGGCCAACTTATACGAATGACCCAGTTATTCGTCGTGAGGCTACGGCAGCTCCGCTGATTCGTATGGATTTCGCAGGTAACCCAGGATATTTGATTGGTCCCAAAGCGAAGATTCTACGGAAAGCAAAAGCCGGTGGATATAAGTATAAGCGGGTAGCTGTTACAGGTATGGCTCGATTCAAAGATGAGCCGGATAAGAACAGATACTCACACGTTTCAGACGCTGAACAGTACATGATGGTCGGCGCTGGTGAAGGTTCACAGTTAATTCAGTCTAAGGCTTGGTCCTCAGACATTAATTACTCACAGACAGATAGGATGATTACGTAATGACTCCAGCAAGCAAAGCGTTGCAGAAACTTAAAGGTATTATCAATGTTGGTTACTATATCAACAAATCTGAAATGGAGGCCATTACTGAGGCATGTAACAATTATGTGCCGCCAAGTAACTCTACAGAAACGGCTGCCGCTCCTGCACCCGCGGCTACTCCGACTGCTGTCAAAAAACCTGCAGGAGCGGCAGCCGCCGGGGCAGCTAAAGGTGTTGCTACTAAATGAAATTGACTGATGAAGATATTCTGAAGTTTGTAGCAGATGAGTTGGCTTCTTCTGTTGGTGGAGGGAGCGGAGATCCTGTTGACTCCAATCGTCGTGCCGCACTGTCAGCGTATCATGGTCAACCTGATGGTAAAGAAGTTGCCGGTCGTTCAGCGGTAGTTTCTACAGACGTGGCTGATGCTGTCGAGTGGATTTTGCCTGAGATTGTTAAGGCTTTCACACAGAATAATGAGGTCGTAACTTTCGACCCTTGTTATGAGGGTGATGAAGATCAGGCTGAACTTGAAAGTAATTATGTCTACGACATACTGATGAAAGACAACAATGGATTCGTCATCATTCATCAATTTATAAAAGACGCTTTACTCCAGAAGAATGGGTTTGTCAAGATTTTCTACGATAAACAAGTTCAACGGTTTAAGGAGGCTTATACGGGCCTTACGGATGTAGAGTTGCAGTTGGTGATGGCTAACAAGGATGTTGAATTATTTGAAAAGACTACTGAGATTATTGACAGTATTACTTTTCACAATATCAAGGTTGTTCGCACTGTTAATGAAAGTAAGGTATGCGTACAATCAGTTCCTCCAGAAGAGTTTCGCGTACGTAGTATGCATAACTCTGTGGATCTGTCTGAGGCCCAATTTTGCGCTCACACGTTCCTTACTACAGAGGGTGAGTTGATTAGAAGAGGGTATGATGCGAGTCTTGTTGCAGATCTTCCTACATACGAAGATTTTAGTGATAACCGATCATACAGATTTACCGTACAAGGTGAGACAGTTGTAAATGTGTCCACCAGTGAAAAGAATTCTCCAGCTCGTCTGATCGAAATCAGCGAGTGCTGCATGTATTTAGATATGGATGATTCAGGCATTCTTGAGTTGTACAAGATAACTGTGGCTGGAGGTGATACCCCCACAGTTTTGCTTGATAAGGAACCGATCGATGAGAATCCATTTATTAGTAGTACTGCTATTCTTATGTCTCATAAACTGTTTGGGCTATCAATCTATGATAGACTCAAACAGATTCAAGAGCAAAAGACCACCTTATGGCGCAATATTCTCGACAACATGTATCTCCAAAACAACCAACGTACCATTGTATTGGACGGTCAGGTTAATGTAGATGATGTGTTGTTATCTCGTCCAGGTGGTATTATTCGGGCCAAGACGGCTGGCGCAGTGACTCCATTCATAACCCCACCATTGCCCAGTGATGTGTATAAGATGATGGATTATCTGGACCAGGTTCGCGCTGGTCGTTCTGGTGCTTCCCCAGACGGTCCAGTAAGTGAGAACATGATTGGGGACCGTATGGGATCCCAAGGTGTTGAGCGTCTCGCCAGTCAGAAGGAAGAACTCGTTGGATTGATGATCCGCGTTCTAGCTGAGACAGGTATCAAACCAATCTGTTACAAAATCCGTAACAGTGTTATTCGTCATCAAGACGTTGCTCGCGAGTACATATTCCGCGGTAAGTGGGTAAAGGTCAATCCAAAGAATTGGAGAAACCGCAGTCATACTACCGTTAGGGTTGGTACAGGTAGCGGTAATCGTCGTGAACAACTTGGTGCGTTAGTCCAGATAATGGGTATCCAGGAAAAGATCTTGGCAAATCCCAAACAAAGTCTAGTAAAACCCGCACAGATTTATGCCGCGGCTAATGACTTTGCAAAATTCTCAGGTCTTCCAGGTGTTGGTAAATATTTGATCGATCCAATGTCTCCTGATGGGCAAAACTTCGCTAAGGAGATAGAAGCATCTAATAAATCTATGCAAGACATGGCGATACGTGAGAAGCAGATCATGCTTGACTCACAGACCAAGGTAGCCAATGCTCAACAACAACTGGTTCAAGTTGAATCGATGAATGTTCAATTGAAGAATCAGAATGAGACTATCAAATCTCAACTGAAAGCGGCTGAGCAATCTTCTAAAGCAGAGCTTGAAAGAGTAAGTCAGCAACTTGAACAAGCTAAAGAAGTTATTCGTAAGATCTCAGCTGACAAAGAGTTAGCCTTCAAATACTACAAGGCTGATCAAGATTACGATGTGGCCTTGCGTACGTTGGGTATTGAGTCTGAAGACTCTGAGACTACTGAGGAGATATCAGGAGATGAGTAATAAAGACGTTTTAGAATTTGAAGTACGTCGTGCTGAGGAGTACAAACACTCTTGGGAGAATCACGTAAAACCTTTTTTTGATAGCAAGGAACAAGAACTTGTGAGAGCATTTAAAGCTTGCTCGTCTAGTGATCCTGCTCAGTTGCAACTCATAAAGTTGCAATTCAATGTTTTGGAGGGCATGAAAATTCATTTTCAAACCTTCATTGAAACGGGCCGCATGGCCGAACATCAACTATCTCTTTTAGAGGGAAACAATAATGGATAACAATTCTGCTACCGATACGTCGATGCAAGATGTTGCCAAAACTATCGAGGAACGCTTGTTCGGTTCTTCGGTAAACGAACCTGGTAAAAACGGCGATGACGAAGTACTAGATGATGCTGCAAAGCTACCTGACGGTGACGACTCAGATTCAACGGATGATGCCGGTTCTGACGTTAACAACCCCGCGGATGACTCCCTTGCTGCGTTTCTCGGCTTGGATGATGATCGTGTTTTTGAGGAAGACGGCACTGTTTACTTCAACGCAATCATTGACGGTGAGACGAAGAAGGTCCCGTTAAAGGATCTCGCAGTATCTTATCAACTGCAGGGTCATGTTAACAACAAATCCATGGCGCTCGAAAATGATCGTCGTGAGTTTGAAGCGCTGCGACAAGATGCGATCAAAGTACTGACCCAGAAGACTGAGGGCCTTGACGGTCTCAGTAAAGTCCTTGAGCAAGAACTTCTCAAGGATTTTCAATCGATCGACTGGGATCGTCTCCGTGTGGAGAACCCTGCTGAATGGACCGCTTTGAGGCAAGACTATGCCGAAAGAGCTACCAAGGTTCAGCGTGCGCAGGTTTTGATTGCCGAAGAAGGTCGTCGTCTGAATGAGCAACTGATGGCTGAACAAGCCGCTGCAATGAAATCTCATTTGGATCGCGAACTTCAGCGGACACTTGACGCTTTCCCGGATTGGAAGAACCCAGGTAAATTGGAAGAGGCTCAGGTCTCTATGCGTAACTTCCTTAGTAAGGAATACGGTTTCGGTGATGAAGATATGAAGTATGTCACTGATCACCGTTTGGTACGCATGATCCAGGATGCCAAGGCTTATCGGGAAGGTATCGCAGCGGTAGGGGATAAGTTGAATAAACAAGTCCCTGCGTTCAGTAAACCGGCCGCTTCAAAAGCTCAATCTGCCCAGCTGGCCCAAGCTCGTGAGACTAAGTCTTTGCGGGCGAAGGTTAGACAAACCGGTAGTTTGGCTGATGCAGCAAAACTCCTTGAAAAAAGAATGTGAGGTAACTCGAAATGACACAAGCCGTAGGTGCAGTAAGCACATATGATGAACCGATTGGAACTGGTGGTAACCGTGAAGATTTGTCGGATGTTCTATATGACATCTCTCCCACAGAAACCCCGTTTCTCACAGCAGTCAAGAAAGGAAAAGCCACTGGCTCAATGCACGACTGGTTGACCGATGCCCTGGCCGCTCCCGCAACCAACGCTCACGTTGAAGGTGATGACGCAAGTCCAGTTGCTCCTTCTCCCCGTACGCGTTTGAGCAACTACACCCAAATCCTGAAGAAACACGCTGTTGTTACTGGTACCCAGGAAACAGTTCTGAAAGGTGGTGGTATTAAGTCAGAAATGGCTTATCAAGTTGCTCGCCGCATGAAGGAAATGAAACGTGATGCCGAATACGCGATGGTTGGTGCGTCTGTAGCGAAAGTTGCAGGTAACGACACCACCGCTCGTAAAATGGGTTCCATCCACTCCTACCTGGCTGGCAACAGTTTCCAAGGTGGTGTAGGTGGCGTGGCCCCTACCGGCAATGGTACTGATACGGGTACTGAGGGCACTAACCGCGCCTTTACTGAGACCATTCTGAAGAATGCCCTGTCTCAGCTCTGGTCGCAGTCTGGTGGCAACGAAAACATCTTGGCTCTGGTTGGTGCCACTCAACGTTCAGTCATTTCTACCTTCACTGGTTCCGCAACTCGTTACGTGACCACTGAAGACAAGAAACTGGTTGCATCGATCGATGTGTATGATGGCGATTTCCATACCGTGACAGTCACCCCCGATCGTTATGCAAGTGCCAATTCGTGCCTGTTGATCGATCCTGAGTATGCGTCAGTGGCGGATCTGCGTCCGATCTCCACCAGTGATCTCGCAAAAACCGGCGACTCTTCTCGTAAAGAGATCGTGTGGGAGTTCACTTTGGAAGTCTGCAATCCTTTGGCTCATATGTGGATCGCTGCCTTGACTTAATGATTAGAGGGCCGAAAGGCCCTCTTACAAACTTTGGATTTTAAAATGCATTTGATATCTAGCAAACATGACGAAGTAACCGGTTTTACTGATGAACTATGGTTCGATGATGCTACCGGAAAAATGACTATTCGTAGATTGCAAGATGTTGAAGGTGTTTTAAAATCTAATGTTGCTCAGTACAACAATCATACATCTATCAACTATAGTGATAGTTGTGGGGTTCACAAAGTTGCGACAATACCTTTAGTCGTAATTGAGAAGTGGATGAAGGAAGGCTTTAATTGGTATCGATCAACCGACGCAGAAAGACGTAGAAAGTTGAATGATCCAGATAATAGAAAATTTCTCGTTAGGCCAGGAAAATTATGAATTATACAGAACTTGTTGAAGCAGCTAAGCAATATTCTGATAGACAGGATATTGAAGTTACATCTAATTTTGGCATCTTCTTCAAGATGGTTGAAGCAAAAATCAATCGTTTGCTAAAAACAAGAGAGCAATCAATGAGATTGTTCACACCAACAGTTTCTGTATATGAATACTATCCTTTGCCTGCTGACTTTGCAGGAATGCGTAGTATTCAACTAAATAATGATTTACCTTCAAATGCTCACAAATCAAAACCTCTTGAGTATGTAACTCCAGAGGTTATGAGTATTAAAAGAAACTCTCTTGAAACATCCGTAAAAGTATTTTATACAATTGTTTCAAATCAAATTCAGATAGCACCTAAACAAGCTGCTGGTCAAACACTTGAAATATCCTACTATCAAAAAGTTCCAGCAATAACTGAAACAGAACCTGAAAACTGGTTGTCTATTTCACATCCTGATATATATCTATCTGGTCTTATTGCTGAGATTGAGATATTTGCAAAAAATTACGAAGTTGGTAAAAGTTGGTATGATAGAATGGCTCTTGCCATTGATGAACTTGAAAATACTAGTGATCAAGAAACATGGACTGGTGCTCCACTTGTGATGAGGGTTGAATAATGAATGTTGGTAATTGGCTTGGTGAAATTTGTACTACTATTGGAACAGGCACTCTTGAATTAGGCGGAAATATAAATCCTAGTTTTGCAAAGTTTTCAGATGCAATTTCTAATGGTGAAACTGTATGGTATGCTTTGATAGATGGTGAAAATAGAGAAGCAGGTTCAGGAGTATACTCATCAAATACATTGACTCGTGCATCTATTGAATCAACTATATTTAATGGATTGTATTCAGGATCATCTCCAACTCCTATTTCACTATCTGGAGGTGCTCAAGTATTCTGCACTTTTAATAAAGCTGCATATGATTATCTTGTTGCGCAAATTCTTACAAATACATCAGATATAATTGCATTAACAACTCAGGTGACAGCACTTAGCAGCCAAGTTGCTGGGAAAGAGAATTCACTACTTAATCCTCCTATTGATGGGTATGTTATATCTTCAACTGCAGCTGGTGTTCGTAGCTGGGTTCCACAAACTCCACCTGCTCCTTTCAGCATGGATCCACTTGTCTATGATCCACAAGGTGTAACAGATGATGCATTTGATCGTAGCAATCATACTGGACAACAAGCTATTTCAACTATAATTGATTTACAAAATCAATTAAATTCAAAAGTGAATCAGTCTCTTGTTGCTGTATCTAATGGTATAGCAACTCTTGATGCAAATGGTAAAGTCCCAACAATTCAATTACCAGCATATGTTGATGATGTACTTGAGTATGCAAATCTTGCAGCATTCCCTATTACTGGTGAATCTGGTAAGATATATGTTGCACTTGATACAAATAAAACATATCGCTGGTCAGGTAGTTCGTATGTTTACATTACATCAGGTGCTGTTGACAGTGTATTTGGTCGTACTGGTGTAGTCTTTGCTCAATCAGGTGATTATACAAAGGCACAAGTTGGTCTTGGCAATGTTGATAATACATCTGATGTTGATAAACCTGTAAGCACTGCACAAGCATTGGCAATTAATGCTAAAGTTTCAGATTCAATATCTGATGGCGTAATTAATATTGCACCATCTCAAAATGCAGTATATGATGCACTTCTTTTAAAGCAAGCTGTTCTATTATCTGGATCAAATATTAGAACCATTAATAGTATTACAATTTTGGGAAGTGGGTCTATTGATATTGTTGACAATGGTGGTATTAATGTTTCAGTATCTGGTAATCAAATTCTTCTTGAAAATGCACATCAAACAATACAATCAATGACTGACACATTCTTTGGAACTTTGAATGTTGATGATGTTATTAAATGGGATGGTAGCAGTTTTGTAAATGGTGTATTAGCTGTATCAAATATATCAGGTCTGCAAACTTTATTGGATGGAAAGTCAAGTATAGGTGGTGTTAAGAGTATAACAGCTGATTATTCAGTAATACCTGCAGATATGAATTATGTTTTAGTTGTTGATTCTGTAACTCCTGTAAATATAGAAGTATCACAAGCTGTTTGTGTACCTGGATTTACTTTTGCAATATATCAAAAAGATGTTGGCCAAGCGACTATTTTGCAAAATGATATGGTTATTAGAACACCAAATGTAGGTCATAATAAAACAGCATCGCAATATGCAGTTGTCAGTTGCTTAAGTGTTGATGGTGTTGATTTAGTAATTGCTGGAGCAACTGCATAATGCAATTTGTACTTGGTTCACATATGGGTTTTTCAAGTAGCAAGAACATATTTGCTCCTGGTTCAGTACATATGTTTCCAGGTGCTGTTCCACCTGCTGGATTTTTAATTTGTGATGGTAGTTATGTAAATAGAGATGACTATCCTGATTTATTTGATGCAATTGGTACTATATATGGTACAACATCACCAGGTGATTTTAGATTGCCTCAATATGGTGGATATTTCTTACGCTGCCAATCTCTTGCTTCTGGTATTGATCCAGGGGCAGCTACAAGGATTGATCGTGGTGATGGTGTTGTAGGAGATAATGTTGGTACAAAGCAATCAGATGCTAATATAGCACATTCACATAATGTTACATTTGGATCACTAGGGGGTAATGGCTTGCCATTAAAAGGAACATTCAATGGTGGGTATAGAGGAATGTCAACTGTTGGCTCTATTGAAAATAGGCCAATAAATATAAACCTTATGTTTGTTATAAAGGTATAAGTATGTATCCGCTTGTTGGTTCACTAACATTGATGGCAACTGATATTGTACCATCTGGGTATTTAGTCGCTGATGGCTCAGCTGTTAGCAGACAGACATATGCAGGTTTATTTGCAGTATTTGGTACGACTTTTGGTATTGGTGATGGATCAACTACTTTTAATCTTCCTGATGTAAGAGGGTTATTTGTTAGATTTGCAGATGATGGCAGTTTAAGAGACCCTGATAGATTGACTAGAACACCAGCACCAGGTAGCACGCCAATAGCACCTGGATCTAAACAAGGTGATCAGATACAATCACACTCTCATACATTTGCTCAATGGACACTTAATATATTTTCAGGAGTGAATGATGGTGCTACTGGTCTGAATGCTTTGACTGTTGCTGGGCCAACTTCAGCATCACCTGGAGAGCTTGAGAATAGACCTAAAAATATCAATGTCTTAGGATTGGTGAAATACTAATGTTTGCTGGCATAATACAATTATGGTTGATGAACACAATACCAAATGGCTTTCTTCTTTGTGATGGGTCATCTGTATTAAAGGCTGATTATCCAGAATTATATTCTGTAATAGGTGATATATATGGACCAGCATTAACTGTAAATCATTTTAAACTTCCAGATCTCAGAGGCTATTTCCCAAGAGGCTATACTGGTGTTACAACTGTTGATCCACAAGCAGTTGCAAGAACAAATAGGGGTGATGGAATAACTGGAAATAATGTTGGCACAATACAATCACACTCATATATATCACATACACATGGCTTGCCAGCAGCTAATGGTGGTGGAAATCCAGCACAAGTATTTCAACTTAGGGGTTCAAATTTAGGTGGAGTTTCTGGTGCATATGGTGGTAGTGAAACTAGACCTAAAAACATATATGTCAGAGCAATAATAAAATATTGAGGTTTTATATGTCTAAAAGCTGGGATAAAGTAAAACAATTTATATCAGGGGCAGCCCCAGTACTTGGTGGCCTTGTTGGTGGCCCTGCTGGCGCTGCTGCTGGTGCATTGATATCATCTGCATTAGGAGTTGATAATGACCCTGAAATCGTAATGCAAAAATTACAAGCTGATCCAGATGCGCTGCTTAAATTGAAGCAACTTGAATCAGATGAGCGGAAGCACTTGCAAGAAATGCAACTTGAAACCTTACGTGCTGAATTAGCTGATGTTCAAAGTGCTAGAGAATCACACAAATCGCATTGGATGCCATCTGTTATAACAATGATGCTTACTATCATGGTATGTGCAATGGGTGCTTTGCTTGTTATGTATCCAATACCTGCTGAGAATAAAGATATGTCTGTTTACCTATTTGGGCAGATTACAGGAACATTTACAACTGCTGTTGCTTACTGGATTGGAACATCCCGTTCAAGTCATGAAAAGAATAAATTATTTGGAGCTCAATAATGCCATTTATACTTGGTCAAAAATCGCTTGATAGGCTAACAGGTGTACATCCTGATTTAGTAAAAGTTGTTAAAAGAGCAATTGAAATTACAGAGCATGATTTCTCAGTTATTGAAGGATTGCGCTCTATTGAAAGGCAAAAATTATTAATGGAAGAAGGTGCTACTCGAACACTGAATAGCAAGCACATAAAACAAAAAGATGGATTTGGCCATGCCGTTGATTTGTATCCTGTTGGTAGACCAACACCTTGGGATAAAACACCTATTGTTGCAAAAGCAATTCTTTCAGCTGCTGAAGAATTGGGTGTTAAAGTTCGTTGGGGTGGTGATTGGAATATGAATGGTGATTCAAAGGATGAAAAATTTTATGATTCACCTCATTTTGAATTGAGGGGTGTGTAATGGATCAAGTTGCCGCTTTCTCAGAGTATGGTTTAGCAGGTGCTGTTATTATTGCATTATTTTACACAATGAAAGTTCTTGGTGCTCTTGCTCTTGAAAAGATTGAACTTATAATGCATAAATTTTCAGAAGATTTGAAAGTGACAAGGGAAGAGCATCGAAATGAACGTGCTGAATGGAGAGAGTCACAAGAACGTATGAATGATAAGCTTGAGATAACAATAATTGGTTTGACTGAAGCAATAAGACAAAGCAATAATCGTCATAGAGGTGATGATCATGTTAATAGGGGTTGATCCATTTGCTATTGCTCCATTTGGTGGTGGTATGGATGGATATCCATTACCTTGGTATGAAGTGTGTAAAGATGATGTTACATGGGAAGAAATAGATAGAATTGAATATGAAATTGTGAGGTGTGTCCATGGCGATTGAAGCAGGAACAACAATAAGTCAACTTAATAAATTATGGCCTACAGGTACTGATAAAATACTTGAAGGTGATAATCATTTAAGGCTTATCAAATCAATTCTTAAAACACAATTTCCTGGGGCTGGTGGCAATGGCTTTGCTATTCCAATAACTGCCAAAGAAGTTGAAATAAATCATCTTTCTGGTGTTACAAGCAATGTACAAGCACAAATTAATGCTATCAATGCAAATGTAAATCTTATTGCTCCATCTGGAACTGTTCTTGTATTTTTCCAAGCATCACCTCCTGTTGGTTGGACTCAGTTACCTGGCAATAATGATAGCATGTTACGTGTTGTAAGTACTGCTGGTGGTGGCAATGGTGGCTCAAATAGTCCTATATCATTTAATACAAGCCATACACATACAACTGGAAGCCATGCATTATCAGTAGCTGAAATACCACCTCATGTCCATGGTGTTCCGCTTGGTGTTAGTGTATCAGCATCTTATAATACATCAAATTCATCACAGCGTATAAATACTGCTAATGTTGATACAACACCAACAGGCGGTGGTCAGGCTCACAACCATGGTAACACTGGATCATCAGGCGTCACTTGGACTCCAAAGTATATCAATGTGATAACAGCGGTGAAATCATGAGTCTTGAAGTTAAGACAACTTGTCCGCTTGGTAGCTGTTGTGAAAAGGCAGTTGATGGTCATATCGAGCGTTGTGCATGGTATGTAAAGCTTGAGGGAAGCAACCCTCAGAACGGCGAGCGGATTGATGATTGGCGTTGTGCAATTGCTTGGCAACCTTTGATTATGATTGAAGGTAATGTCCAAACAAGGTCTGTTGCAGCATCAATACAGTCATTTAGAAATGAGTCTCTTGTTCAGCAAGAGAATGCAATTAAGGTTCTTGAAAATGTCAAAGTTATTGAATCTAACTAATTTTGCAAAATCCGGTCTTAATAGTGATATTATGCCATGGGCTTTGCCTGGTGATTTTCTAAGTGACATTAGCAACATTAGAATACAGGATGGTAAACTTATTCCTGTTCCTACTGAATCTGTTGAAATAAATTTACCATCAAATTTTTATCCTGCTTTTATATTATTTGCAGATACACTTGGTGGTCAATATCTTATCGTATGTGGTGATGATGGTATTGGAGTAAATTGTGTATATGCATATGATTATTCAACTTTGACTAGTATATCTTTTGGATCATATACTGGATTCCTTAAAGATGGGTGGCAAGGCATTATGCTATCTGGTGTCCCAATTATAAATCATAAAGATAACTTTCCACAATTTTGGTCACCTCAATCTATAGCAAATGATTTGCAATATCTTCCTTGGGATGCATCAAATACATGGCAGGATGTAGATGAATCTGCTGCTATTATAAAAGGGCATAAGCAATTTCTGTTCGCACTTGATTTGCGATCAGGTCTTGAGCAAATACCTGATGGTGTACGGTGGTCTGCTCCAGCTGATACAAATTATGTGCCTCCGACTTGGGATCCACTTGATACTACTAATGTTGCAGGGTTTACAACTCTTGGAACAGATGGTGGTAAAATAATTGATGGTCTTTCTCTCAGGGATGCATTTGTTGTGTATAGGGAAAGGTCTATTGCTATATTTGATTATGTTGGTGGTACATTTGTATGGCAGATAAGACAGCTATCATCAACAGCAGGCTTAGTATCAAGCAACTCTATTGTTGAAGTAAATGGTTCTCATTATTTTATTGGTGATGGTGATATATATATAAACAATGGTAATGAAATTGTATCAGCAATACATGGTAGGATAAAAGAAA